GCTCGTCTCTTTGTGCCTTTGTAGGATTGTAAGCTAGTTTTGTAATGCCTAGTAATTGTCCACGGTTAACACCAGCAGGTGAGAACCATGCATCAGCTACGTTATCAGCATTAGCACATAAACCAGCAATATGACCTGCAGCTCCAATATATCTATATACGTCGTTGTATTTGTCGTATACGTATACTGCGCCTGAGTCACATGATGCGTAAGAACTTGATGTTAATGAATTAGCAAATGCTAATACATCGGTTGACGGTGCAGATGCTCCAACACTATCTTCTATAGGTGGAGATACAAAAGCCATACAATCTTTTCTAGCTGTTGCAATAGATATTAAATCATTTGCTATAGTATTGGCGCCATTAGCGTCAGGTACTGCAAATAATAAGTTTACATCTACTGTTTCAGCATCTTCGAATAAATCATATCCTAATGCAATCTCTCCTACAGTCGGAGCGTTGTCGTCTGTTCCACCAGCCAATGAACTATCAAGAACAGCTGTATTGGTTGTCATAGCGCCGGATTGAGAAGCTACTGTTTCCCCTGCGTCAGTTAGAGATGTATCGTGGTCTGCCCAATATATCCACTCAGATTGTGCGTTAATCACATCTTTGTAGAAATTTGATGTACCGTCAGAGTTTTTAACGTCTGAAGCTTGTGATACAAATGCAAATTTTTCTAACACAGTATTTGGTGTACCGGAAATTGCTCCATCTTCGTCAATAACAGCTACGTGAAGTTCATCAGCAGCTGATGTTTTGCCTAAGTCTTTTGCAAAGTCTGAAGTACCTGGTTGTTCATCGAATTCTCCTTTGAACGCCCATGCATTGTAATTACTGGTAGAAACACCAGCAGTCACTAATGATACTTTTAGACTATTTCCTAATACGCCAGGGTATTTAGCAACCCAATTACCTTTACTTAGAGAACCACCTGAGTAATTATTATTATAATCCTCAGAATTTTTTACTAATTGTCCGGAACCATCAGCTGTTGCATTTAAATGCCCAGATGATACACGAACTACTTTCAGTGCGTTGCCATATTTTAAAAATGCAGCTGCGCTTAGAAAGAATTTAGCAGTATTAGCGTCCGGTGTGCCGAATTTTTCTAGTAGTTCGTTTTCAGAACCAACTAGACAAACTTCTTCAGTAGGACCCCAATTAAATGAACCTGCAAAACCACCAATTGATGATGATACGGCAGGAATCACGTTTGTGGCGTCGATTTCTTTAATCTGAACGCCTGGTGATACTTGAAATGCCATCGCTTTATCCTCTAATTTTTATTGAGTTAGTTAATATGTTCCATAATACGGTTATTTTCAATCATTATTATTTATACTTTTTTAGTCTTTAGTGTAATCGTCATCCTTACCTGCATAGTCTGATACTACAAATTTACGGTTTGGATGTACTGAAACTCTTAATTTAGTCATAGTTTTACGGTTAACTAACATTTCAGATGCTGTATCTTTCTCAGTTAATCCTAATTCTATAACATATTTCCTATTATTAAACGTAATTCCATGTTCTATTACGGGTCTTGTATCAAAATCTTTCTTACCTCTTTTAGGTTCTGATATATCTACAATCTCACTTTCAAACTTTAATCCATTCTTCTTCCATTTAGCAATATCACCATCAACCTCTAATTCATCTACATGTAGCATAGTTGCTGAGGCTGAATTACCTGTATCAAACTTAGCTCTTATGAGATTATTTGGCATACCATCTAATTCAATAGATTCTATAAACCCTACTTCTTTTCTCATCATTGGTCTTCTATTCTCTTCCAACGATAATTTATCTACTACTTTTCCTAATACAACTTCATCAGCTATCTTTTTAGTTGGTTCGCCTTCATCATCATATCCCATAAAATGAGACCTAATACCAGGTGAGCCATTTACTTCTAAGACGTATACGTTCTTACCAACCTTACAATGGTCAACACCACAATATACTGCACCCGATGTTCTAGCTGCTTCAATTATAATTTTTCTTTCTAAATCTGTTAATACATAAGGTGTTGTATCAGCTCCTAGATGTACGTTATTTCTAAACTCCTTTGAGTCTTTTTTAGTTCTTTCGGCTGCACCAATAATTTCGCCATTTACCACAAGCGTACGAATATCAGATTTGATATCGAAGAACTCTTGTATCAATAAATCAGCTTCAAATTTCCATAATGATTGACATACTGATATTAAAGAACTCATATCATTTACTTTAGATACTCCAACACCCTGAGTACCTCTTAATGTTTTTATAATAACAGGGAACTTGCCACCTATTTTTTCATGTGCAGTTTCTATACTATGTACGTTATTTACAATTGATGTTCTAGGTATAGGTACATTATTTCTTTCTAAAGCTAATGATGATGCCATTTTATTATCGCATAATAACATAGCTTCTAAATCATTTACTAAAAAGAATCCTATTGTTTGGAGAGATGATACTAAGGCTTGAGCTGTTAGTGATTGAATAGCTCCTGCCCTTACAAATATAATAGACCTATGCATATTGATGGTCATATCTTTATTTTCACCATCAATATTTCTTAACTTAACTTCGCCTATATCAACATCAGATGAAGTAATATATGCTTCGGTAATATCAACGAGAGTATGTTTCATTCCTCTCTTTTTAGCAACCTTCTGAATTAAATCCGCAAAGGTTCCTTCCTCATCACTGAGTCCTAACACAACAATTTCAAGCTCACTTGGCTTAAGTGGCTCTTCTTTATTCTCTGCTAAAAATTCGTTGAACCTTTCCATACTTTCTCTTCGAACCAGATATTTCCATCCTCGTCTTTTATATATTTATTCGCTTCGTTTTCTTCAGTTGTAAAGCCGAAAGGAAGCATATCATCTTGTATTTCTTTTAACCTCTCTTGGTATAACATATTTTTCATATCAATATTAGTTAGTGCTTGGAATATATCAGTTGTAGTAAACCAAGCAAATAAAACTAAGTTCATCATTAAGTCATCGTGGTTTGGTGCTATAGCCATAAATGAACTTCCCCTTGAAACAAAGGTACTCATTTCAACTATTGTTTGCGCATCATATATTATAAGCTTATTTTGTTCTATTAGGTCTTTTATACCTGAACATCCAATACGCTTAACTCTTCTAGTCATAGTTACGCCAATTGCATTGGCCTTTATACTAGACTCAACAAACACGTTCTCATATTCTAAATCATAATATAATCCATTACAAACTACAGCACCTTGGTCATTACTCTCTACCACGACGTATGCGCTATTATATAACTTTGCATACTTATAAATGATGTCAGGTAGAATCATAGGAGATATGTTATTATCTCTAAATATAGCTACCTGTTCAAAAGGTTTAGTGCTTACATCGATTATTGTAAAAGTACTATAATCTTGATTCCTTCCTTTTGATACATCAACAGTCATAATATACTCATGTCCTTCTACAGGATTTTTGTATATTAAAGTTTTTTCATTAACTAACTCTGGGTCTCTACTTTGTTGTGATAATAGAGCATCAGCACTTATTAATGTATTACCTCTTCCATGGAAAGTATTACCAAACTCTTGTTCAAACTGTAGCTTTGATGTATTTGCTACAGTAGTTTCTTTCCATTTCTCATCTCTTCCTGGCACGTCCCACCAATCAACTCTAAAAGGTTTGAATTCATTTGTATTTTGAACTGCACCTTCCCAAAGTTTATGGTAAACGTTTCCTATACCATTGGCTGTTGAACAAATAATAATTTGTGTATCTTTACCAGCCGTCACAACCGGATAAGTAGAAGTATAGAATTGTGCATCGTTATCCACAAATGCAAACTCATCAAGGAAAAGAAGATTTACTGACAAACCCCTAATGGAACTTGCAGATGTGGCATTCGCCACTATTTTTGAGTTATTACTAAACTCTATACTTCCCTTATTTAAAGCCTTACAACCCGGTTGTAAGAAGTAAGGCAAATTTTCTAAAGCCAAAGTAATTCTGGCTAACATCTCTCTTGCTATTGCACCTTTGTTTGCTAATATGGCAATAGTTTTCTCTGGATGAAAACAAGCATACCATAAAAGATATACTACTGATGATATAGATTTACCACTTTGTCTACAAGCTAAAACGATACTAAATCTATTATCATTAAAATGCTTGAACATATTCTCTTGATATTCATATAAATTAAAAGGAACTAATCCTTCATCAAGAGATATAATCTTTACATATTTACGTGCAAAGTATGATGGGTCTTCCAAACACTTTTTATACTCAAGTATTTCTTCCTTAGTAAAAGAAGTTTCAACACCATCTCTCTTTACGTTTGGATTACCTAAGTATCCAAACTCGTTATTCTTGACTCTCTGCATCGATTACATTATCCTTGTCTAATAACATTCTTTGTAAGTCTGTAGTACTACCAACAAATACATTATTATTCGTCACCTTTCGATTAACTTCATCTTCTTTCTTATTAGTTAAATCATCTTTCC